GGTCAGGGCTAATCAGGTAGCTTTTTGAGGCCGAGTCTCGTCACGATCAATTTTTTTGGGGTGGGTTCGACTTCTTGAGATCGTGGATGGTTTCGAAGGGAGATGGCGCTTGCACAACGGTTTATGTGTTCGCGCGTCCGGCGTGTAAATTAGTTTCTGGATGTAGGGATAATTAACCTGACTCGTCATGAAGACGGCTCAGGAAATGCTCACCACTTACCAGCAGGCAGAGATTGCTGTGCTGCAGGGGCAGAGCTTTCGCTTCGGTGAGCGCGTGCTCACCCGCGCGGATCTCGCAGAGATCCGTAAGGGTCGCCAGGAGTGGCAGGCCGCCGTAGATCGAGAGGCTGGTGCAGGTCGGCGCGCTCGCTGGGCAACGGCTGATTTCGGTGGCCGGACCTGATGGCCTCCGCACTCATCGCCCGCGATCGCCTCGGCGTCGCGATCTCTGCTGACCGTAGCGTGCGCGCCATCGAGGCGCGCACTGCAGTGCGTGAGCAGCAGCTGCGCGTGGTCGCACGTGCTCATGAGGTCACCCGCCCGTCGCGCAGCCGCAAGCTGGCCCGCGACTGGGGTAGTGGTAACGCCATCGCCGGCATGGACGCGCGGCAGCTGCGTGATCAGGCGCGCCACCTTGAGCGCGACCTGGACCTGGCCGACAACGCGCTCAACGTGTTGGTGCAAAACACCGTGGGCTCCGGCATTGACGTGCTTTCTGCACCGCGGCTGCCGGGCCAGCCGATCAACCGCGAGTTGGCGCTCCAGCTGGATGAGCTGTCGGACGTGTGGTGGGACGCGCCCGAAGTCACCCGTGCCCACGACTACGGCGCGTGCCAGCAGTTGCTGGCACGCAGCTGGCTGCGTGATGGAGAGGCTTTTTATCAGGACCTGAGCGGCGCTGTGCCATACCTGGAGCATGGCGGCGGCGTGCCTTACAGCATCGAGATGCTGGAGGCTGACCTGGTGCCGCTGGACTTCAACGACCCGACACGCAACATCCTGCAGGGCGTGGAGCGCAACGCGTGGGGCCGCCCGGTGGCCTACCACGTGTACAACAGCACCCCGGCGACCCGCTGGGCTGGACCACCGACACCAAGCGCGTGAGCACCGAGGTGATGCACTGCATCGCCAATCTCAAGCGCTTGCACCAGGTGCGCGGCTTGAGCGTGTTCGCCAGTGCGATGTCGCGCTTTGAAGACGTCAAGGACTACGAAGAGTCCGAGCGCATCGCGGCCAAGGTGGCGGCGTCGATGACGTTCCAGATCAAGAAAGGCTCGGGCGAGCTATACCAGCCAGCGGGCGAAGGCTTAGGCGGCGTGGCGCTGATGCAGCAGGGTATGCCGGTGCGGGAACTGCGCATGGCGCCCGGTGCCATCTTTGACGACCTGCTGCCCGGCGAATCCATCGAGAGCCTAGGCACCGACCGCCCGAACCCGAATGCCGCGACTTGGCGCAAGGAGCAGCTGCGCGCCGCCGCCGGTGGTATCGGCGTGAGCTACTCCAGCCTGTCGCTGGACTACAACGGCACGTACTCCGCGCAGCGTCAGGAGCTGGTGGAGAAGTGGGGCAGCTACCTGATGCTGGCGGAGCGCTTCATCGCGCTGTTCGTGCGGCCCACGCGCCAGCGCTTTATCGAGGCGGCGGTGCTCTCCGGCAAGGTGCGTATGCCGCGTGGCTGGACGTTGCGGCATCTGGCGGCCTCCACGTACGTGCGCCCGATCATGCCGTGGATCGACCCGCTGAAAGAAGCCTACGCCAAGGGCGAGGCCGAGGACCGCGGCTGGGTGAGTCCGCAGCAGAACACGCTGCAGTACGGCAACAACCCCGACGAAGTGCTGCGCCAGCGCCAGGACTGGCAGCAACAGCAGCAGCAATTACAGCCGGCCGCGCCGGCACCTTCGGAAGCCCGCGCGCAGCTGCGCGCCGAGCTTTCGCGCGACATGTTGAGGGATATCTGACTATGCGAACCCATGCACTGACCGCGGCGTTGGGCCGCGTGCTTGCCGATGCCGGCCCGGCGCTCGGCCCGTGCCTGCTCAAGATCGAAGCCCGGGCCGCGGATGTGGCCGAGGTCATGATCTACGGGACCATTGGCGACAGCTTGTGGTCTGAATCTGTCTCTCCGCTGCAGCTGGCCGAACAAATTGGCCAGGTCACCGCCGGCACGATCCACGTGCGCATCAACAGCGGCGGCGGGGTGGTGGCCGACGGCATGGCCATCTACAACGCGCTCAAGCAGCACGCCGCGCACAAGGTGGTGTTCGTGGACGGCCAGGCCGCATCAATTGCCTCGCTGATCGCCATGGCCGGCGATGAGCTGGTGATGTACGCCAGCTCGCTGCTGATGGTGCATGCGCCGCACACGGTTGCTGCCGGCAATGCGTCCGCTTTCCGCCAATACGCGACCGCGCTGGATGCACATGCCGGTGCAATGTTGGAGGCGTACGCCACCAAGACCGGCAAGCGCGCCGAGGTGGAGCAACTGCTCACCGATGGCGCCGACCATTGGTACACCGGCGTGCAGGCGGTGGAGTTCGGCTTTGCAGACCGAGTCGCCGACACCCCTGCCACTGCCCGCGCCGAGGCCGCATCTGTCGTCGCGCTGACCGGCTACCTGCAGGCCATCACCCAAGCGCCGGCGCCGGTCGCCGCGCAGCTGCGCGGCCATATCGCCGCTGCGCTCAGCCCCAGCGTTTTTGCCTCACTTCCCGAGGTCACCCAAACGGCCGTCGTTGGCCACATCGAGGATCCTATGACCCAACAAACCTACCTTCGCATCCTCGCCAACGCCGGTGGCGGGCAGGGTGCTACCACTACCCCGGCTACGCAGCCTGTGCCTGCACCGGCACCGGTCATCGCTGCTGCGCCAGACGCCGCGGCCGCCGTGCAAGCGGCGCTGGTCGCGATGCGCGGCCGCAACGCGGATATCATGGCGATGGCCGAGCCGCACATGGGCAATGCGGAGATCCGCGCTTATGTGGACGGTGTCATCGCCGCTGCCGACCCTGCGGTGACCCCCGACAACGTGGGCCGCCATATCCTGGCGCTGATGGGCCGCAACGGCGAGCCGCTCAATGGCCGCGCTGGGGTTGTTGCTGGCGGCGACCAGCGCGACAACGTGCGCGCAGCGATGACCAACGCAATCGAGGCCCGCGTGGGCCTGGTCCAGGCGACCGGTGACAACCCATACCGCGGCCACTCGCTTGCCGAGATGGCGCGCGAGTGCTTGGTGCAGGCTGGCGTCAATCCGCGCGGCATGGACCGGCGCGAGATCGTGGGCATGGCGTTCACCCATTCCACCTCCGACTTCCCGGCGCTGCTGGGCGATGCCGCACGCCGCTCGGTGCTGCAGGGCTACCAGGAAGTGGAAGAGCGCTTCAGCGAATTCACCCGCGCGGTAAGCGTGCCGGACTTCAAGCCGACCAATCTGGTGGGTCTGGGCGCGTTCTCGGATCTGCTGCCCGTACGCGAGGGCGGTGAGTACAAGCAGGGCACCTTCAGCGAGCAATCGCAGTCGATGCAGATCGTCACCTGGGGCCGGCTTTTCACCATCACCCGCCAGGCCATCATCAATGACGACCTGGGCATCTTCAGTGATGTGCCGCGCAAGATGGGCCAGGCCGCCAAGCGCACGCTGGCCAAGGCGGTGTTCGATCTGATCGTCAAGAATCCGCGGCTGGCCGACGGCAAGACGCTGTTCCATGCCGACCACGGCAACCTGCTTCCGGCGGCGACGATCACCACCGAGAGCGTCAGCGCCATGCAGGCGCGGATGGCACTGCAGAAGGATGCGGACGGCAACGTCATCCGCGTGCCGATGAAAACGCTGCTGACGCCGGTGACGCTTTCCGGCGCGGCGCTCACCGTGCGCGCTGCCGAGTTTGCCGTGGGCGGAGCCAACAATCAGACCACACCCAACATCGTGCGCAACACCTTCGAGGTGGAGAGCGACGGCCGCCTAGATGGGGCAGACCCGAAGGCGTGGTACGGCCTGGCCAATTCGGCCTATGTGGATGCGCTGGTGGTGGGCTACCTGGACGGCAACCAGACCCCGTATCTGGAACAGCACGAGGGATTCACCGTGGACGGCGTGGCCTGGAAGGTGCGCATGGACGCGGCGCCGGCCATCGCCGACTACCGCGGCATCTACAAGAACCCCGGCCAGTAAGCCGCCTGCCGCACCGCGGGCGCGGTGCGGTGTCTCTTCGCATCTGGAGTACTCCCCATGAAAAACGCATATCAAGACGGCCGCGTGCTGGACGTGACCTTGACCACCGCTGTGACCAGCGGCGGTGTGATCGCTGACGGCAAATTGGTGGCTGTCGCCGTTACCGACGGCGCAGTTGGCGGAACGATTGCTGCGCACGTCGAAGGCGTGTTTGCACTGCCCAAGTTGGCGGCCGCCGTGTTCGCGCGTGGCGCCTCGGTCAACTGGGATACCGATACCAAGCAGGCCATCTCGGCTGCTGGTGGCGCTGGCGACATCAACAACATCGGCTACGCCATCGAAGCGTCCGGCAACGGTGCCGCAACGGTGCTGGTACGCCTGACGCCGGGCACCGCCACGCCGGTGGCCGCCTAAGCCTTACCCACCACCGCACGCAGATGCCCGGGTGGCGCGTGCGGTGGTGGCTCTCTTCAACCTGACCCAAGGATCAGCACATGGCCCCGCCGCGCGGCGTCCGCAACAACAATCCAGGCAACATCGATCGTACCGGCGTGGCCTGGCAGGGCGAAGACCGCACCGCCGCCGCACGCGCACGCGAGGCCCGCTTTGCCGTGTTCGATACGCCCGAATACGGCTTTCGTGCCTTGGTCAAAACGCTGCTGACCTACCAGCGCAAGCATGACCTGCGCACGGTGCGCGGGATCATCAACCGCTGGGCGCCGCCTGTGGAGAACGACACCGGTGCCTATGTGCGCGAAGTCGCCAAGGCGCTGGGTGTGGAGCTGGACCAGCGCATCAATGTCGAAGCGCCGGCAACCGCGTTTCAGTTGGCCAAGGCAATTGCCAGGCACGAGAACGGCGGCAACTTCTGGGGCGATGCCGTCATCTGGGACGGCGTGGAGCTGGCGGGAATTGCCCGGTGATGGACGGCGGCGCCACGCTGGTGCTCAAGTCGGCCGCGCTGCTGGTGGCGACCAGCGCGGGTAGTGCGGTGGTCACTGAGGTGATCACCGGCAGCGAGCATTTGTTTCTCGGCATCCCGCAATCGTGGTTTCTGGCCGCGGTGGTGGGCGCGCTGGTGGGCTTGCTGCTGCTCAGCGAGATCGACGTGGGCAAGGTGTCTGCGCCCAGCGGCGGGCCGGGCGTGCAGTGGCTGACGCTGCTACTCCGGGTGGGCCTGCTGGGGCTGTTTGTGTTGGGCTTCGCCTTGGCCGCCGGCTGGATCGTGGTGGCGCTAGCCAACTACTTTCCGTCGGTGCACCGCATCGGCATTGCGGTGAGCGGGCTGAGTGGCTTCATCATCAAGCCGATGCTGCCGCACTACTTGGGCGCTCTGCAGAAGTGGTCCGACCGGCTGGCCGGGCGCGCCGGAGGTGCTGCGTGAGCATCTATCTCGTGAGCCTGGTCAGCACACTGGCCGTGTTTTGTGCGACGACGTGGCAACTGCTGCACACCTTTCATGCCGGCGAGCGTGCGCGCGACCGTGCTGCCTGGGCGCTACGTGGTGCCTGCTTCATTGGTTTGGCTGTCGGCATGTTGGGCATCTTTCTGCGCGACCTGGCGCAGCACACACCGGCGCCTTGGTACGTGCTGCTGGTGCGCGTGTGCCTGACGGTGTTGCTGATTTACCCGTGGCGCCGGCGGGAGAGCGAGCGATGAATATCCTGGCCTTCCTCAAGGCGCTCGCTGCGTTGATATTCGGCTGGGCAGCTGATGCGCTGACCTGGCTGCGTAAGCCCGGCAGCCGCCTCAAGGTGGTGTGTGCGGTGCTCGCTGCGCTTCTGTCGATTGCCTCGCTCACGTCCTACCGCAAAGGCCAGCAGGTGATTGTGGTCACCCGTCAGGTGAAGCAGTGCCAGAGCGACCAAGTCGCGGCGCTGGAAGCGGCGCAGCTCAAGCGCGCCGAGTTAGAACGCAATAACGCGGATAAGGATGCCGCACTGGCAACCATCGCCGCCAAGTTGCAGGCCGAAGCCGAGAAGCTGCGTCTGCTGCAGGAGCGCAATGCCGGGCTGCGTGACAAGACAGAGGCCGCCAAAGCCGCTGCCGATCGCAGTGCCAAGGCCTTCAAACACGAATACGAGCAACGCCCGGCCGAGTGCACCGCTGCACTGCAGGCGCTAGCTGCGGCATGCCCCAGCCTGGGAGGCTACTGATGCGCGCACTGCTAATCGCTGTGATTCTGGCCGCTGGGCTGGCTGGATGTGGCAACAAGGCCACACGGCCAGACCCGGCGCGCCCGATTGTGGTGACGCCCGCGCCGGCCGTGGTCGCTGTGCCGGTGCGTACCTATGTGCAGATCGAGCCGCGCCTGACGCAGCGCTGCCCCTGGGTGAAGAACGGCACGCTTGAACAGGTGCTGGACGTCTCGCGCGGACGCAAACGCTGTCTGGAGTTCTACGAGGCGAACCTGGGCGAGATCGAGCAAGTCCAGGGCACGCCGGCAGGCGAGGGCGCGCGATGAGCCAGATCCGGATCGCGGTGGACGCCGACAACCTGCTGGGCCGTCAGTTCACCACGCTTGAGCGGGAGCAGCTGCCGTACGCCATTGTGCAGGCGTGCAATGCCACTGCTTACGAAATCCGCGAGGTCTGGAAGCGCACCGCGCCGCGCGTGTTCGACCGGCCGGCGCCGCTGACCATCAATGCGGCGATGTACCGCAAGGCGACGCGCGAGCGCTTGTTCGCGGAGATCTTCCTGCGCGATGAAGCCTTCAAGGGCACGCCGCCGGCGAAGTACTTGCGCACGGAGGTGGAAGGCGGCCAGCGCCGCAAGAAAGGCTTTGAGGTATTGCTTCAGGCCAAGGGCCTGATGCCGGCCGGGCAATTCGCAGTCACTGGACGCGGCGCGCGCACCAACCAATACGGCAATGTGCCCGGCGGCCAGGTGACAGCCATCCTGTCGCAGCTTGGCGCGCAGCGCGATGCCTACCAAAACGCCAACACGGACAAGCCCAAGCGGCGCAGCAACGAGGGCAGCCGCGCTGAGTACCTGGGCCGTACACGTCTGAATACCGTAGCGGTGATGCAGCGCACCGTGCGCCGCGGCGGGCGCTATTTCGCCCTGCAGCGCCAGCGCGGCAAGTTGGCGCCGGGCATCTATGAGCGCATCGGTACCGGTTTCGGCAGCGCGGTGCGCAGCGTGTTCGTGTTCACCTCGCGGGCCAGCTACATGCCGCGCTACGACATCTTCGGACTGGCCCAGCGCACCTGGGACAAGCTGATGCCGTTCTACTTCCACCGCGAGCTGGACAAAGCGATCCGCAGCGCGATCGCGAAGGTGCAGGCATGAGCCAGCGCGAGTTTATGCGGGCGTTTGATGCGACCGCATTTGCTGCCTTTGCCGAGGTCGGTTTGGCTGATGGCGCGCGCTATCAAGCGCCCGGTACGACAGAGGCGGTGCCATGCACGGTACAGATCGACCGCGACGTGCGCGACTTCGGCAGCGACCTCGCACCGGTGAGCACTGGCTACACGCTTGTGACGCTGCAGCGCGCCGAGGTGCAACCCGCCAAGCGCGGCCGCGTGTTGCTGGATGGCGAGACCCTGGTGCTGGCAGAGCGGGTGCGCGAGGACGAATCCGTCAGCCAGTGGGTGGCTGACCATGGCTAGCCCGCGCGAACACCTACGTGCTGCGGTGGGCAGCTGCCTGCAACGCATCAGCGTGGCGAACGGCTACCAGACCGATGCCGGCGCCAGCTTGACGATGGAGCCGGGCCAGGTCGACGAAGACGCCAATGCCGTGTTGACCGTGCTGGTGGCCAAACAGCAGCGCGCAAGCGAGAGCGCACTGACGCGCACCCATCGCCTGACCACGGTGGTGATCGTCGCCAAGGCGCCCGCGCCGCTGGACACCGCGCAGGCGCAGCTGGACGCGCTGGTGGCAGACATCGAAGCGGCCATGGCTGACCAGCAGTTCCGCTACCCGACCGGCATCCAGTTCCCGCAGTACGTGTCGATGGAGCCGGTGAAGCCCGAAGCGGGCATGAGCTGGGTGGGCGCGCTGCTCACTTACCAAACGCACATCCCCATTACCTGACGCCGCACGCGGCACCTACAAGGAGCACCCATGCCCATCAATTCCCCCGACTACAGCTACCTGGGTAGCGGCGAGCTGCACCTGCGTAAGCGTGGCGCGGCCAAGCCATTCCGCGGCGTCGGCAACTGCTCGGCCTTCAGCTTTTCGCCGCAGACCAACCGCATCAACCTGCTCGACAGCACGCAGCCCGGCGGTGGCAACCGTAACTCGGTCGATCGGATCACCGAGGTGCAGGTGAGCTTCACCATGCACGATTTCAGCGCGGAGAACTTCGCCGACGTGTTGCGCGGTACCGCCACGACCATCGTGGCCGGCAATGCAGCCGATGAGGCCGTGGTGGCATACAAGGATGGCGTGACCCCGCTGGCCAATCTGGCGGCCGACATCACGGCGGTGAAGCCGGTCACCGGTGATGCGGTGTACGAAAAAGGCAAGGACTGGGATATCAAGAACGGTGCGCTTTACGTGCCGGCAGATTCGAAGATCGCCGTTCCGGCCGATGGCGCTGCCAACATCAAGGTCACTTACAGCTTCGGCGCGGCCGAGCGCCTACAAGCGCTAGTCAACCCCAACGAAGAGTACGAGCTGCTGTTCCTGGGCTTCAACGAAGCGCGCAGCGGCAAGAAGGTGCGCGCCCAGGCATATCGCGTGTCCGGCGGCGTGATCGGCGAGCTGGCGTTGATCGGCGAGCAGTACGGTGCTGGCACGGTCACCGGCACGCTCAGCAAAGACACCAGCAAGCCGGCCGGCGTCTCGCAGTACTTCACCTGGGATGCGGAGAAGTGATGGACGACCTCGACGTGCTGAGCCTGCCGACGCGGACCATCAGCTACCGCGGCGAGCCGCTGGAGCTGTCGCCACTGACGTTGGCGCAGATCGGTCCCTTCATCACTGCTACGCGGCCGATCATCGGCCGCGTGCTGATCGCCGCAAGCCTGGCGAATGCTGGCGCCTCGATCGAGTTGGCCGCGCTTCTGATGGACGTGCTCGAGCAGGATGGGGAAGCGTTCGCGAAGGGCGGTGCGCTCGTCACCGGCAAGCCGCAAGACTGGATTGCCGGTGGCAGCTTGGCCGATGCGGCCGCGCTGGTGGAGGCGGTAGTGGAGCTTAACCAGGATTTTTTCTGCCAACGCCTGCCGAGCCTGATGCAGGCGGCAGGCAAGGCGATCCCCGCGATGGTGGCGACGCAGGCACCGCCGGGTGGGCCGACATCATCCACTTCCTCATCGCCCGCGGCCACCAGCGGCGAGATGTCATGACCTACACACTGGCGCAAGCCAGGGCGTTCGCCGCTGCTGCGGCGCGCGATGAGCGCATGCAGCAGCGCCGGCAACAAGCCGCAACGGCTGAGGCCGTGCGCATGGCGATGGGCGCCGAGCCTGCCGCCTTTACCAAGTACCTCAACGACCTGAGCAGGTAGATGGCCGAACCTTCTGCAAACTTGCGCGTCCGCATTAGTGCGGACGTCAACGACATCAAGCAGGGCCTCGCATTGCTGCGCGGGCAGCTGGCCGACGTGCGCAAGCAGGCGGGCACACCCCTGCCTGCAAACGACCCGATCAAGCAGTTGGGCATTTCCGCCGGGCAAACCAGCAATGCGATGCGGCAGTTGCCGGCGCAGTTCACGGACATCTTTACCAGCCTTCAAGGTGGCATGCCCTGGTTCACGGTGCTGGTGCAGCAAGGTGGCCAGATCAAGGACAGCTTCGGCGGGGTGGGACCTGCACTGTCTGGCGTGTCGACTGCCTTGGTGGGAATGCTCAATCCGCTCTCGATCACTGCAGCGGCCGTCGCTGCCGTGGCGCTGGCATGGAAGTTGGGCAGCGATGAGGCGACCGACTACCAACAGGCCTTGATCCTGACGGGCAACCAATCTGGGCAGACGGCTGAGCGCCTGGCGGAAGTGGCAGCGCAGATGGATGGCATCGCCGGTGTGACAACCTCCAGTGCCGCAGCGGCCCTGACGGAGGTTGCGGCCACCGGCAAGTTCACCGCCGAGCAGCTGGAGACCGTGGCGATCGCCGCCGAGACGATGCGCGCCGGCACGGGCAAGGCAGTGAATGAGACGGTCGCCGAGTTCGCCAAGATCAAGGCTGACCCGGTCGCTGCGTTGCTTGAGCTCAATGAGACGATGCACTTCCTGGACCAGACCCAGCTGGCCAACATCAAGACGCTGGTCGAGCAGGGCAACCAGGTCCAGGCGGTCGCGGCGGCGTTCAAGATCTACGCCGACACGCTCAAGGATCGGGCTGCCGATGTACAGGAAAACCTGGGCTACATGGAACGCGCTTGGCGCGCAGTGAAGGGCGCCGCGCAGGAGGCATGGGACACCATGCTCGGCGTTGGCCGGCCCGACACCGCAACGGAGAAGATCAAGCAGCTGCAGTCCAACATCGACGGCATCAACCGCGGCAGTGGGGTCTATCAAGATCTGAGCGATGCCAACCGCACCAAGCTGGTCAAGCAATTCCAGCAACAGATCGACGAGCTGCAGAGGGCGGCCAACAAAAAGCCCGTCAAGGTCATCATGGCTGGCATCTACTCAGAGGTGGACAGCAAGCAAGAGCAGGCGCGCACCAAGTTCCAAGAAGAGGGCGTGCAGTACCTGAGCAAACAGGCGCAGCTCGAAGAGCGCATCAAGGACATGCGTACCCTGGCCTCGCAGGCAGGAATCACCGACACCAAGGTGCTACAGCAACGCGAGCGTGCAATGCGCGACACCGCAGCTGCAGCCGGTGCAAAGGGCGCAGCGAGCATCGCAACCTCTGGCCGATCGGCTGGGCTGCAGGCACTCAAGGATGCGCTGACCACCGAGCAGGTGCAGATCGCAACCAGCACCAAGGTGTTGCAGGCCCAATACCAGGCGCGCGAGCTGTCGGCCGAGACCTACTATCAGCGTCTGCGCGAGCTGACCGAGCGCGGCACCAACGCCGAGGCGCAGTCGCTACAGAAGCAGATCGACTATCTCAAGGGCCGCAATGTCACGGGCAAGGACGCGATCGACATCGGCAAGCAGGTCGGCGAGATGGAGGCGCAGCTGACGAAGGTGCGCACCGAGGGCGCTGCCAAGCTGGACGTGTTGGCTGCCGACGAGCGGAAGCTGCTGAAACAGCGTGAGGACGCACTGTCGTCCTATAAGGCTGCACTGGATGCGAGCACGGGCGCGCTGCACGAGGAAATGGACGCCATGGTCGCCCGTGTGGGCTCCGGCGATCGCGAGTTCGAAATCCAGCAGCGGCTCAATGAGGTGTATCGCGAGCAGGCGCAGCGGCTGACTGAGCTGGCCCTGCTCAAGCGCGTGGGCACGATCGATGAGCAGACCGCAGCCGCTGAGGAACAGGCCGTGCGCGCTGCAACCGAGCGCCGCGTGCAAGTAATCCGCGACGGCTACGTGCGCATGTCAGAAGCGCAGGCAGATTGGGGCAGGGGCGTGTCGGCCGCGTGGGCGAACTATCGCGACGGGGCCAGCAATGCGGCGGGTGCGGTAGAAAGCGCGACGACCTCGGCGCTGACCTCATTCGAGGACATGGTGGTCAAAGCGACCGGTAACGGCAAAGTCAGCTTTCGAGACATGGCCAACTCGATCATCGCCGACTTTGCGCGGATCACGGTGCGCAAGGGAATCACCAGCCTGCTGGGTGGCGTGTTCGGCGGCGGCCAAGTCGGAGCCGTGCAGCGCGAGGCGATTCCGCTGCAGGGCTGGGACACCGGCGGCTACACCGGGCCGGGCGGCAAGTTTCAACCGGCCGGTGTCGTGCACAAAGGCGAAGGCGTGCTGAGTCAGCGCGATATCGCGTCGATCGGTGGGCCGGCTTCTTTCCTGTCCATGTTGCGAGCCATCCGCAGCGGGCGAGGCTACGCGGCTGGTGGTCTGGTTGGCACCGCGGTAATGCCCGCGGCAGGACGCAGCGGCGGGCAGATGGCTGTGGAGATCAATAACTATTCAGGCCAACCAGCGCAACAGCGCGAGGAGCGCAGCCGTGCGCCGGATGGCAGCGAGCTGCGCAAGCTGATTGTGGATATCGGGGCCGAAAATATCGCCAGCGGTGGACGCATGGCCGGCGCAATCGAAAGCAGGTTCGATACGAGGACGCGCCGCTGATGGCCGCCTTCCCGCTGTACGCAGGTGTGCTGTACGACACGCTGCGCAGTTCTTTCGATCCGGCGGTGATGCGTACCGAGATGGAGCGCGGCGTGCCCAAGCAACGCGTGTTCAACACGCGTGTGCTGATGAAGCTCGCCATGACGTTGGATTTTGCCACGCCGGTTGACGCGGTCTCTTTTGAGCATTGGTACTTCGACGACATCCGCCGCATCGGTTGGTTCGACTTCCGACACCCGCTGACGGGACTAACCGTACAGGCGCGCTTCGAGGGGGGCAGCATCGGCGAGTTGCGCCCGGCTGATGGGGCAGATCGGCCATGGCAGCGCGATGTGGTCGTGGAGTTCTTGCGATGAGCACCTTCCTTGAGCGCCGCCAGCGCGTGACAGACGATGCCACGACCGGCCCGCTGGAGTTGCTGGAGATGACGGCGCCATCGTTCGGCTCGGTGTTGCGCATTGCCAACGACACGCAGGACTGGGTAAGCAATGGCAACACGTATCGTGGGTATCCGTTCCGCTTCACGCCTCCTACCGATTCGGCTGGACAGACGCCGCGCGCACAGCTGGAGGTGGACAACGTTGGGCGCGGCATCACCGATGACCTGGAGCATGTGCAGCCCAACGAGACGTTGATGTGCCGGGTCCTGATTACGGACCGCGCGCAGCCAGACGTGATTGCGCGGCGGTTCTATCTGCCGCTGACGCAGGTACGCGCCGCCGGACCGCTGATCACCGCACAGATCGGTGTGGATTTCTTCATGCGCCAACAGGCGGTGAAGCTGCGCGCCAACCCTTACACGCTCCCGGGAATCTTCTGATGCGGGCCAGTGAGGTAGAGCGCTTCCTCAATATCCCGTACGACCCCCACGCCTACGACTGTGCCGACCTGGTGGTGCAGGTGCAGCGCGAGCTGTTCCGTCGCCAGGTGCAGATGCCAGCACGGCGCCCACGCGGTGCTGCTGGCCAGGCAGCCTTGGGCGAGCTGTCCCGGGCGTACGCCGTGCCAACTGACACGCTGGTGGACGGCGATCTGGTTCTGATGTTCGACAAGGGCCAGAGCCGGCCCGGACACGTCGGCATCTTCTTCTACCTGGCCCATGAGGGTTGGGTGCTTCACACAACCAGCGCGCTCGGCAGCAGCTGGCTGCACCGCGTGCGCGAGTTGCCGGATTACGGCGCAAGGATCGAGGGGTATTACACATGGGTCTGATGACCACGCCTGCGAGCGATGGCCAGCTGGTGCTGACGCCGCACCCGGTGACGCTGGAGGGGCAGCGCCACATTGCGATGGACCTGCAGCCGGGCGAGCGCCTGTGCGAGTTCCTGCACCGGCACGTGATCGACCTGGATCAAGGCGAGTGGACGGTATCCATCGGCGGGAGCGTCGTGCCGCGTCACCTGTGGGCCTACGTCTATCCGAAGGATGGCCAGGTCATCGAGGTGCGCGGCGCGGTTGGCAGAAACGCGCTGTATATCGTGGCGATGGCGGCGCTGATCTACTTCACCGGCGGCGCGGGCGCGACGTGGGCCGCGGGGCTGGGCACCACCGGTGCGGCGGTCGCGTACACGGCAGCCTTTGTTGCTGGCTCGGTCCTGATCAACAAGACCCTCGGGCCAAAGGTCGAAAGCCCAGCCGCCCAGAGCGCGGCGGGCACCGTCTACAGCCTGGGCGCGCCGCGCAACCGCTTGCGCCCCTATGAGCCGCTGGGCTTGCTGTTTGGTCGCACGACCATCGCGGCAGACATTGCAAGTAAGCCTTACACCTTTTACGAGGGCGACGATCAGTACCTCGCCATGGTGCTCACGCCCGGTATTGGCGTTGGCCGCGTGGAGGCGTACCGCAACGGCGACACACCGCTCTCCAGCTATGAGGGTGTGAGCGTCTACCACGCCGGCTATAGCCAGATGCCGGAGCAGGCGATCCCGCTTTACAGCAACGTGGATACGGTCGACGGCGGCGAGCTGCCAGACACGGCCGATTTTGTGACGCGTATCACCAGCGCGGACACCGTGCGCATCCAGATCAACCTGGAGTACGTGCTCGGCGGTGTGGGCACCTCGGGCAAGAAGTACAACGTGTCCGAGACGGTGCAGGTGCAGTACGCACCGGCGGGTACCGGCATCTGGGCTACCCTGGCCACGCAGACCTACACCGGCGACAAGCTGGACGTCAGCAAACGCGCGACGCTGTCGGCGGACGTGGCCAAGGGCCAGTACGACGTGCGCGTGCGCATCCTCGGCCTCGGCAACTACAGCGGCGATAACACCCAGCGCAACGACTTCCAGTGGTCGACGATGGGCAGCGTGCAGGCGGACACCGCCACCTATGCCGGCCTGGCGCGCACCGGCATCCTGATAAAGGCCACCGGCCAGCTCAACGGCCAGCCCGACGAGTTGCGCGCCGAGCACATCGCCGCGCCGGTCCCGGTGTGGCGCAATGGCAACTGGGTGACCGAGGAAACCAGTAACCCGGGCGGCCACATCCTCAAATATGTCCGCGGCTACTTCGACAAGGATGGCCACCTCATCGGCGGCATGGGCAAGAGCGACGAAGAGATCGACATCGCGTCGCTGCAGGGCTTCATGGCTCACTGCGAAGCGAACGGCTACACCTACGACTATTGGCTGACCGAAGAGCGCAGCCACGACGAGGTGCTGCAGGCGATTGCCCTTGCTGGCATGGGGCAGACGACCTGGGCCGGTGGCCGGCTGTCGGTGGTGTGGGCCGCCGACGAGCAGCCGCTCTCGGGCGTGGTCAACATGGCCGAGATGAAGAAGGGCAGCTTCAGCGTGGACTACACGCTGGCCAGCGCAGCCGACGGCATCGAGTACAGCTATTTCGACAGCACCACCAAGAAGGTCGAGACCCTACGCGTGCCGGCGCCGGGCGTGGAAACCATGCTCAACCCGGCGCGTCTCACCGGTGAGGGCATCGGCCGCGAGGCGCATGCGGCCGAGATGGCGCGCTACCACCTCGCCCAGAGCCTATTTCAGTACAAGGACATCGGCTTTGCGCAAGATCTGCAGTACCTGTCCTACCGTCGCATGTCGATGCTGTCGATCTCGCACGACCTCACGCAGTGGGGCTTCGGCGGGCGCATCGTCGCGGCAGAGCGCAGCCCGCTACTTGGCACCGTCACGCTGACACTGGACGAGCCTGTGCCGCCGCCAGATGCGCGCAGCGCCTTTATCGGCCTGCGCATCCCGGGTGAGGCGGTCTATCGCACGTTCCGTGTGCGCAACTTCACCGAGGCGACCGACACCATCCAGCTGGTCGAGGAATGGCCGGATGACGCGCCGATGCCGGGCGAGGGCTATGCGGACTCAATGGTGCAGGGCGAGTGGCAGGACAACCCAGCCCACGACACGGTGTGGATCTACGACTTCAAGGCCACGCCCGGCCTGCGCGTGCGCGTTGTGGCGATCGAGCCGGAGAGCGATCTGAAGGGCGCCAGCATCAGCGTGGTGCCGGAGTCGCCGGAGTTCTGGACCTTCGTCAAGACCGGTCGATACATCCCGCCGGAGAGCGGCTCGTCGCTGGCCACGCGCCCGATCGTCAGCAACCTGGCAATCAGCGAGGACCAGATCACCACCGGCGACGTCACGGCTACCGACCTGGTGGCCACCTTCGACATTAGCGGCCCGTTCGACCATGCCGTGGTATACGCCTCGGCTTCGGACGGCAATGGCGAGCTGGTGGAAGTGGCGCAGACGCGCACCCGCACGGCGCGGTGGCGCATCCCGCGCGCCGGCACCTACACGATCAACGTGCGTCCGTTCGGTCCGGATGGGCAGATGGGCATCGGCGCCTCCCTGATCTTCACGACCATCGGCGCCGACGCACCTCCAGTCAACTACGACCTGTTCGACGTGGAGGAGGTCGGCGGCGGCATCCGGCGCTACACCTGGGGCTTCTGGAACGACACCATCCAGTCGGCCAACCTGGCCGGCGCAGAGATCCGCTACACCCAGGCACCGGAGCAGGGTACGCCGATGCCGTCGTGGGATGCCATGACGCCCGTGGGCGATAGTGGCTACCACACCGGTGCGTTCGACTCGCCCATCCCGGCCTCGGGCACGTGGGTCTTCGCGATCCGCGCGCGCAACACCAACGGCACGCTGTCGGTGGCGGGGAAGTACATCACCAAGACCCTCGGCAAGAATCTGGCGGAGCTGCAGGAGGAAATGCAGCAGGCGATCGATCAGACCACCGAAGAGATCCGGCAGGGTTTTCTCGAAGCGGCGGCGCGCGATCAAGAGCTCGCTGACAAGCTCATTCAACAGGCTCAGGACTTGGCGAACCTGCAGGCGCTTGTCGAGGCTCCGGAGTGGGTGGACCAAGCGTGGCCGGCCGGCTCGATCGTCAAGCACGCCGGCGGCCTCTATGTGGCCAAGCAGGACGTGCCGGTGGGCACGGCGATCACCGACACGGCGTATTGGTCTTTCATCGGGCAGTACGTGAGCTTGGCCGAAGCGGTAGGCGCCATCGGCGTGGCAATGCAGCAGGTCACCACCGACGTGCAGCAGGTGGATCAAGAGCTGCAGATCCTCGCGCAGGATGTGAGCGGGGTGCGGTCCAGCCTCGCGGGCAAGGCAGATGCGTCGGCGGTGCAAGCGATGAACACGCGCCTGACGCAAGCCGAGAACAACATCTCGTCCCTTTCGCAGCTGATCAGCACCGTGCAATCCACGCTGTCGGGTAAGGCAGACACCAGCGCGCTACAGGCCTTGCAATCTCAGGTGAGCCAGCAGGGCAACGAGATCAATGCGCAGAGCACAGCCATCACCTCGGTGACGTCAAAGCTCGGTGGTCGGCCGAACATCCTGCCGAATGGCGGGTTTGAGAGCGGCATTTGGACCAATGGCTCTGCGAGCGGCTTTATCGTCTCCGATGGAGCATGGGGACGCATCATGACCCATACTTCGCCGTGGAGCATTGGAAGTGGTGGGCAGGCAGTTGCCTCAGCCCGTTTTCCAATCAACGCGGGCGAGACGCTGACCGTTTCCTGGGACAGTGTGCTATTCGCCCAGGCGGGGCAAGTCAGCATGGACATTGAGTGGTTCCGCGCGGATGGCACCTACATCAGCAGTTCGACGCGTAGCCCAATCATCAGGGCGACGCACAACTTCATGGATGGGGATGCACGGCGTCAGGAGCGTGCATTTACGCGGACGCCGCCGACGGGATGCACGCAGGCCCAGGTGCGGCTCATCTGGGAAAGCATCAGTGGGTGCACCGCACTGGGCTTTCGTCGGGTCAAGATTGAGTACGGCGCGCTTCCCGCAACGCCCTATAGCGCAGACGCAACCGTCGTTGGTCAGGCTTCGGCCACTCAGTCGCTGACCACCCGTGTCACGCGGGCCGAAAATGGAGTTGCCAGCTACGAGGCATCTGCAACCCTCGCGCTGGACGTCAACAACCGGGTCGCCGGCTGGCGCTCGGTTAACAACGGAACGAGTGCAACGCTGGACTTTGCCTTCGACAAAGTGCGCTTCATCGGGGTGGACGCTGGGCAGGGCCGGAGCGAGATCGTCAACGGCAAAATCTACTGCTACGCGCCCAACGGCGTGCAGGTCGTGGCCATCGGAGCGGGCGTATGACGACGTTCCTACGGGTCACGGATGAGGCGACCAATGTCGTGCTGCTGCAGGTTACCGATCAGTCTGATTCGGATTTGCTCACGCAGCACATGGGTGCGATCGGGATCGCCAGCGGGGCTAGCGGCTCAGTTGCGGTGCCCATCACCGGCAGCGCCAACCAGCTGTATTACTGGTTTGTCGCCGATAGCGGGGCAGGCAATGCGCTGCTGCCGTACATCACTGACGACGGCAACACGATCACCTGGAGCGCGCCGTCTGCAACCTTGACTGCCCGCGCCGGCGGCACGTTGTTCTACGGGAGGTTTTGACGTGGCCTTCGTTCGCATCAATGCCGGTCCCAATCGGGTGGTGATCTCGGAGGACTGGAAGAATCTAGCTCTCGCATCCAAGCAGACCATCACGCCTAGCGGTACTGGCGTGCTGAAGACGTGGAGCCTGACCGTGGCCGGGACCAACCCGGCGCTGGCGTTTTTGGGCGAGAGTAATGCTGTGCTCGCCCAGCGTACTCAGAGCGGCAACAGCTTCACCTTTACGGGCTGGACGACGGGTGGCAGCTTCACCGCGTACGTGTTCGATGAACCCAACTTCGGGCGCATGAAGTACTTCTGGGTCCGCAATCCTACGAACAATCAGGTCGTGTTCGACGCAACCCTCAAGTACATGAAGGTGCGAGGACTGCTGCAGGGCAATGCCAACCAGGGCGGATCTATCACGCTGCCCGCCGGCCGGACCTACGCCGCGCTCGTCGGCTCCACTGGCAACATCATGCTCGCAATCGGTGGCTTGATAGGGGGCGGGCCGCAGTGGCAGGTGCAGGTGCTCTGGCGTAAGGGTGTGGTCAACATCAACGGCAATGTCGCATCCATCTCCGCCATCGACACCGCCCAGGATCTGCGCACCGGTACTGACCGAAATCCTCAGCCACCCCCTGGCAACTACGGCCAAGCCTGGGTGCGCGCTCCCATCCTCGACGTCACTGGATACTGACCATGCTTATCAGCGAAAACCCAACCTTCGGCACGCAGACAAAGATCGTGTCGCCACGCATCGAGATCCGATGGAACCCGGCTACCAACGACGGGCCGGTCGAGTTCCACCTCGAGCAGATGACCACCAAGCCGCACCCCGATGGCTGGAAGCAGACGCTTGAGCGGTTCTTCCTGCGTGTGCTCACCGTGCAGATCAGCGACCTGATCGGCCGCAGCTACGAAATCACTGCGCCGCCCACCACTGAAGTCGACCCAGCCACCGGCGAGTCCATCCAGGTGTCGGGCGAGACAGTTACCGAGCCGGGTGTGCATCTGCTGCTGGGCATCAAGGCGGCCACGCGCGCGGCTTACGACTCAAACGTGGTGATGCCTGACCCGAATGCAGACCCGATTGCGCAGCAGATCACGATCATCTGGAATCCGATCAACGACACCGGCACCGTCACGTTCCAGGTCGAGGACCGCGGCGCGGCCCTGGGCCTGCTCGCGGCGCCGATTGCCGAACTGATTGCGCCGACTTACGCCATCCGACATCCCGGGGCGGAGGCGACACAGGAGCTCGCAGGCTGGAAGCTCAAGGCGCTGATAAAGGCGGCAACAGACATTGCGATCGCAGCGAGTCTGGCAAAAGCGGAGCAGGCAGCAGCTTGAGTGAAACGTCGCGGCTAACGCTGCGGCGGCATGCACAAACACTTGAAGTATGAACAATGTTCGATTGACGATCGATGCCTATCAAGGAAGAATGCGCGCCGCCGCAGGACCGCGGTGCTTTCCTTGCTCGGGTATCGAGATGCAATCGCACAAAACTCGCTTCAAGATCATCGCTGCACTCTGCTTCGCCATCACTGTTGGCAGCGCAATCTCCTATCTGGGGCAGCCTTCGGAGGTGCCGAGCGGCCTCAAAGAAGCGAGCGGCCCAGTCCAAGATGTTGAGGCGACTCAACGGAAGATGCGTCTTCAAAGCGTTCGCTTCACCCTCAAATCGAATCCGTCCGAATTCGAGTACTCGAGCGTGCTACCCAACATCGATGGGTTGTGGCATGAGATGAAGGTAGGTGATGTGGCCCACGTAACCTACAGTGGCGAGCAGACAGATCCAGAGCTTTGGGGACTTGAGCTCAATGGGAAAGCAGTCGTAACCCCGCAAGGCGCGCTTCAAGCACGGCGAGACAATGGCCAGATAGGTCTGTACGTCGGCCTAGCAGCTCTACTTGCAGCCGGCTATTTCTTCATGCGCGCCCGTCGAACGTAGGCGATCAGTGCGTTGTATTCGCGGCACACGGCACACGGCACACAGCACACGAGACGCGAGACGCGACGCCACGGTCCTGGAGCTTTACGCTCCAGGGAGCATCAGATAGCCCGGCCGGCGGTAGTAGTAGACGGGGGGCTTGTGATCTTCGCGGGCATCTCTTGTGATGCCAATGACCGACACGTCGGGCCGCCTTCTGCAGTACCTCGCATCAATCCCGGCGCCATACCTGGTCCGCATCGATGCCGCGAGTGCGATTAAGGGAATTCCGACCCCACTGTGCGGTTCAGCCTGACACTTGAAATCCAATACTGGTGCCAATCTATGCACGTCGGACGCGGGGCCACAGGCCGCTCACCCGCGTGGCGCCTGAGCAGCGCCGGGCCGGCTCTTACGCAGATCAGCCGCTCAATCGGACGCAGCTACAGCGTCGCTGCATCCCCTTCGCCAAACCACGCGTCAATCTGCTGTAGGTCTTAGGGTGGTTGAGTTCACGGTCAACGACATAACCGTGTTGACGTCCGATTCGGATGCCGATCTGATTGCATAGCATGGCACGCCCAGCTGGAGTCCGATCAACGACACCGGCAAAGGACCTTCCAGATCGCGTATTGAAGCGCTACCCTGAGATGGTTGGCGGCGCCAATTGCGGATCTAATCGCACCGGTGTAGGTGACCCTCTACCCGGGCGCGCTACAGGCGCAAATCTTCCAGGACTGAAAGCTACGGCCCTAATCAAGCCTTCTAGCGATGCAGCAATTTCCGCTTAGCTGGCGTCTGCCTGCAACTGGTGGAATGAAACAGGGCACCGACCTTGCAGCTGTCACTGCATGGCCGGTGCCGCAACACAGGTGTTCTCACCACCTGGCATTGGCCTAGACCCTGCGCCCTCGCGAGAGCAGCCGCAGTGTCGGCTACCGACATCGCAAAAGCTGAGAACCCAATGACCCGACCCATGATTCCCTGGCCCGGCGGCAAGCGTCGCCTGATCAAGTACCTCTATCCCCACTTTCCTGCGCACGAAACTTATGTCGAAGCCTTCGCCGGTGGCGCGGCCGCGCTATTGATGCGGCCACGTCCGGCGCCGCTGGAAGTGCTCAACGACATCAACAGCGATCTAGTCTGCCTGTACCGCTGCGTGCGGCATCACCTCGACGAATTTGTGCGAATGTTCCGCTGGTCTCTAGTCTCACGCGAGATGTTCGAGTGGGCGCAGATGGAGCGGCCCGAGACCTTGACCGACATCCAGCGCGCTGCCCGGTTCTACTACCTGCAGAAGCTCTCATTCGGGGGGAAAGTTGAGGGTCAGACCTTTGGTCTGGTCGCTAGCGGTGCCGGACCTCGACTGAATTTGCTGCGCATCGAAGAAGAGTCCTGATTAGCCCTGACCTTCAGCCGCCAGTCGCAGGATCTGCGCCGCGCTGGGTGGATGCTGCTGTCACTCTGAAGCCAACGAGGTGACGT